CCCCTGTCTTTTCGACCTTCCTCTCTCCAATGCGGTCGGAAATAGCCCAAGACAGTCCCTTTACAGCCCGACCAGTCCAAGAATGATCTAATGGCTGCACGAAAATCTACGGCGCTCAAGGGGGCTACTGAGCCTCGTTTACATAGTCCTTACCTCAAAGGCAAATCCAAGGTTGACGATGTAATTGAGTTGGCTAACCTAATCGAACTGCCGCTTTTACCTTGGCAGGAATTCGTTCTCCGAGATATGTTGCGAATTGACACAAAGGGAAACTGGATTCGCAAGACAAACCTGTTATTGGTAGCCCGTCAGAACGGTAAGACGCATTTAACGCGTATGCTCATTCTGGCTCACCTGATCAAGTGGGATAGCCGCAATATCATCATTGCTTCATCTAATCGCTCGATGGCACTCGATACCTTTCGCCAAGTAGCCTCAGTCTTTGAGAGCAACCTAAATCTTATGGCTTTGGTCAAGCAGATCAGATACGCAAACGGAACTGAGTCTATTGAGATGAAAGATGGGCGCAGATTAGATGTTGTGGCTGCAACGAGAGATGGCGCTCGCGGTAGATCGGCAGATGCGCTGTTCCTTGATGAAATCCGCGAATGGTCAGAGGATGGATACCGAGCAGCGATGCCAGTAACTCGCGCTAGAGCAAATGCCCACACATTCTTAACTTCTAACGCTGGAGATGCGTTCTCGGTAGTTCTAAACCAACTAAGAGAACGAGCCTTGGATAATCCGCCTAAATCCTTTGGCTTCTACGAGTACAGCGCTCCGCAATACTGCAAGATTGACGATCCTAAAGCGTGGGCGCTGGCGAACCCTGCCCTTGGCTATTTAGTCACAACCGAGACGCTTGAGGAAAGCGTGGCAACTTCCCCGATAGAAAACACGCGTACAGAGTTGCTCTGCCAATGGATTGACTCCCTAAGTTCACCTTGGGCGCATGGCATCCTTGAGGAAACTAGCGACAGCACTTTGCAAATACCGCCAGGCGGTTACACAGTCTTTGGCTTTGATGTATCACCATCTAGGCGCAATGCTTCCCTAGTTGCTGGTCAACTACTTCCCGATGGTCGCATCGGAGTTGGCATATTGCAGACTTGGGAATCGGCAGTCTCAGTTGATGACCTAAAGATCGCAGCCGATATTAAAGGCTGGGCAGATCAGTACCGTCCTCGGCAGATTTGCTATGACAAGTACGCGACTGCTTCGATCGCTGAAAGATTAAGCAACGCTGGCTGCATAACTCAAGATATTTCAGGGCAACAGTTCTATCAGGCTTGCGGAGACTTGGCAGATGGATTGGTCAATCATCGCGTGGTGCACAATGGTCAAGCCAACCTAATCCAACAGATGAATAACTGCGCGGCTAAGGTAAATGACTCTGCTTGGCGTATTGTTAAACGCAAATCGGCTGGAGACATCTCTGCACCGATCGCTTTGGCAATGGTTGTGTCAATGTTGATGAAACCACAACAGGTAGCGGCTATCTACACAGAATAAACTATATGTGGTGTATAATTGCACCCTATGGGTATCTTTTCGCGCAAGCCGCTAATCGTCGAAGCGCAAGCCGCGCCACAGGTAATGGGCGAAAACTTACCTTCACTTTATAGTTCATTAACCCTTCGCGTATCTCGCAAGGATGCAATGAGCGTTCCTTCAGTAGCCAGAGCCCGCAATTTAATCTGCGGAACTGTCGCATCTATCCCGCTTGAGTATTACAACAAGCGCACAGGCGAAGTTATGGCTGCACCTCGTTGGATCAATCAACTATCTAAGAACCAACCATCTTTCGTAACTATTAACTGGCTCGTTGATTCGCTTCTGTTTTATGGCGTTGCTTACTTGCGCGTTACAGAGCGCTATGCTGAGGATGGCAGACCTTCAGCCTTTGAGTGGATTGCTAACTCTCGAGTAACTTATACAACTGATCTCGAAGGCATAATGATTACTCAGTATTATGTCGATATTCAACCAATCTCAATGAATGACATAGTTACAATTCAGGGATTAGACGAGGGCGTATTAGAGCGCGCTGGCAAAACCATTCAATCAGCGATCGACATTAACAGAGCAGCATCTATCTCGGCTGCAACTCCAATGTCTAGCGGTATTCTAAAGAATACAGGCGCAGACCTACCATCAGCAGAAGTTTCAGGACTTCTAGCCGCTTGGAAGCGAAGCCGCCAAAATAATTCAACTGCTTATTTGACTTCTACTTTAGAGTTCCAGTCAACACAGTTCTCGCCTAAAGATATGATGTACAACGAGGCGATTCAGAATCTCAGCACAGAAATCGCTCGCGCAATGAATGTGCCAGCCTATTATTTGAGCGCTGATCAGAATACAACAATGACTTATGCAAATGTAACCGAGGAACGCAAACAATTCTTTGCACTATCCATTGAGCCTTACATCCAAGCAATTCAGAGCAGAATGAGCATGGATGACATCTCAACAGCAGGACACGAAGTTCGCTTTGCGGTTTATGACACTTTCCTAAAGCAAGACCCTATGGTTGAACTTTCAGTAATTGAGAAGTTGCTAACTCTAGGACTTATTACAACTGAACAAGCAATGGAAATGACAGATTTAACACCTAACGGAAGTGAGGGGATTTCCTAGTGGAAACTCTATACATCGAAGCAGCCTCAATCGAGTGCAGCGAGGAACGCCGCGAGATCAGCGGCAAGATCGTTCCTATGGGAACAGGCGAAGTCGGTAACACCAATCTTGGTGGAGTTGTCTTTGAGGCTGGGTCAATCGAGATCGACGATCCATCTAAAATCAAGTTGCTATCACAACACGATGTCAAGAAGCCGATTGGTCGTATGGTTTCAGCAACAGTTCGACCAGATGGCATCTACGCAACATTTAAGTTAAGCCGATCAACTGGCGGAAACGATGCGCTAGTAATGGCGCAAGAAGGACTCGTAAGTGGTCTTTCAGTAGGAGCAGAAATCATTGCATCTGCACCGTCACGCTCTGGACACACAGTTGTCACAGCAGCCAAGTTAAAAGAAGTTTCTCTCGTAACTGAGCCAGCATTTAAGTCTGCTCAGGTATTAGAGATCGCAGCAGAGGAAGTAGACACCCCTGCTGAACCAAACACACAACCAGAAAGCGAGGCGGTCGTGGAAAATACTCCAGACACCGTAGCAGCACCAGAAGTTGAGGCAACGGCTGTTGAAGCCGCACGCGCAACTGTTCCAGCAATGGCTTATGCAAAAGAGCGCATTGCACCAATCACATCAGCACAATATCTAGAAGCATCTATTAAGTCTGCTCTAGGTGATGACGAAGCACGCCGCACAGTTCGCGCAGCAGATGATTCAACATCAACTAATACAGGCTTGACACTTCCACTTCACCTAAACTCATTCATCACAGATACCTTCTCAGGACGCCCATCATTTGATGCGGTAACTCGTGCGCCATTAGTAGAGTCAGGAATGTCATTCACAGTTCCTCGCCTTTACACACAGGCATCATCAGCAGACACAGCACCAGCAGTTGCAGATGTTAACGAAGGTGCATCAGTAACAGATACAGGCATGACAAGCGCGTACGATACGGTCTCGATCAACAAGTTTGCTGGACTCAACCGCGTCAGTTGGGAATTAATAGACAGGTCTAGTCCTGCGTTTATGGAACTGCTTATGGCAGAACTCCGTAAGGCTTACGAGTCAGCAACAGACAAGGCACTTATTGCCGCGTTCACAGCCGATGGAACTCAAGCAACTTCAGTTGCAACCACAGCAGCAGGACTTCAGTCATTCATCTCTGTTGAAGGCGCAAAAGCCTACAAGGGAACTGGCGGAGATTTCGCTAACAAGTTGATCGCATCAACTGACCAATGGGCAGCCATTACAGGTTATGCAGACACAACTGGTCGCGCACTCTACTCAGCACAAGGCGCAACACAGAACGCATCAGGAACAGCAGTTGCTTCTAGCGTTCGTGGAAACATCCTTGGAACTGACTTGATCGTTGATCACAACATCACAACTTCAGGCTTGGTCGACGAGTCAGCATTCCTCGTTGCTCCAGGTTCTGTGTACTGCTGGGAATCACCACAGACACAACTTCGCCTTAACATCTTGACAACAGGTGAACTAGAGATCGCACTTTACGGATACCTCGCAATTTATGTGGGCAAGTCTGGCAAGGGCGTTCGTCGCTTCAACATGACTGCCTAATAACAGTTAACTAAGTCGCTGGCGGGGTAGTGCCCTTCTATCCCGCCAGTCTTTAGAAAGAGGATCAAATGTCTTACACAACAGTTGCAGAACTCCGCTCCGCTCTCGGTGTCGGTACTCTGTACGCTGACGCGACTCTACAGTCCGTCTGCGATGCTGCTGACAATGTGTTGATCCCTTTTCTATGGAAAAACGAAGAGCCGATTGTGGCTCATTCCAGTTCAGGCACAGTCGGAACTCTTTACTTTGAGACCGATATCAGAGAAGTCTTTTATGTAGGTCAAACTGTAACTATTAGTAATGCTGGCAGCCGATATAACGGCAGCAAAGTAATTCAGTCAGTTGGAGAGTATTCCTTTACTGTCACCATTACTGCTGGCAATAACAATCCTTACCATGTTGTCGCACCTTATGGCACAGCAGCAGCAGAGACCTACAAAGATTATTCAACTGTTCCAGCAATCCAAGAAGCATCTTTGATGATCGCTATTGCCATCTGGCAAGCGCGCCAAGCGCCAAGCGGTCAGGGCATGACAGTTGATGGCTTTGCTCCAAGTCCTTTCACAATGTCTAACACTTTGGTTGCTCGCGTTCGTGGGCTTCTTGCACCTTATCTCGATCCGCGCTCGATGGTTGGCTAACCATGACAGCAGCGATCTCAACCCTTCGCGGAACTATTGCAGCGGCTCTAGTAGATAACTCACTTTGGTCAGTATTTTCCTTTCCACCAGCGACACCTATTGTCAACAGCGTAGTGATCAGTCCGTCTGACCCTTATGTGACTCCAAATAACAATAGTTACAACACGATCGCACCAACAGCAAATTTTAATATAAATATATTCGTGCCTTTATTAGATAACGAAGGCAATCTAAATGGAGTTGAGGAGATGCTAGTTGCTGTGTTTAACAAACTGGCAGCATCCTCTATCGTCTATAATGTAGGAGATGTTAGCGCGCCTAGCGTTCTCACTTCTGCAACAGGCGATCTACTGACTTGCTCCCTGCAAGTCTCAGTTCTAACGAGTTGGAGTTAACCATGAATGAATGGGAAAAAGAACAAGCAGAGTTCCTGATCAAGATTGGTCAGATTCCTGCAACACCAGCACCAAAACCAGCAACTAAGAAAGATGAGGAATAAACCAAATGGCAGTATTTCTAAATAACGGAGTAGTGGTTACTGTTAATTCGGTTGACCTCTCTAACCACGTTACTTCAGTTACACTTAACAGAACCTTCGATGAACTCGAAGTTACAGCAATGGGTGACAGCGGTCACAAGTTCGTAAAGGGCTTGGAAGCATCATCACTTACTATCGACTTCCTTAATGACACAGCCTCAGCAAATGTTTTAGCGACATTGCAGGCTGCTTGGGGAACTTCAGTTACAGTAACTTTGAAGCAGACATCAGCCGCTACATCAGCGACTAACCCTCTATATACTATGACCTGTCTCGTAAATAATACGACAGACATCAACGGCGCAGTTGGCGATCTTGGTACTCAGAGCGTAACCTGGACAGTCAATGGCACAGTAGCAATCACAACTTCCTGATTAACTAACTAAGGGGCAAACAATGGCAAAACTAAAGGTAACAAGGGCAGACGGAAGCGTTAACGAGTACCAGATCACACCAGCGATCGAGTACGCCTTCGAGGCTTATGCTAAGAAGGGCTTTCACAAAGCCTTTAGAGATGACGAAAAGCAGACTGATGTTTATTGGCTCTGCTGGGAAGCAATCCGTCGGTCGGGTGAAACCGTAAAGCCTTTTGGTGAGTCGTTCCTTGAGACATTGACGCGAGTCGAGGTCTTAGACGATGACCCTTTGGCGTAACGCGGGAGTCCTTCACCTATCTCGTAGCGAGACTATCGCTTGAGACTGGACTCTCGCCTCAGACTTTAATAGAACTAGATCACACGATGTTCAGGACTTTACTTCAAGCCCTGAAGGACAGAGCGAAGGAGCAGAGCGATGGCAGTAGAACTAAAAGGCGCTGACAAACTTCGCAAAGCCCTCAGACAATTTGAGCCTGATCTAGCAAAGATGACTACAAAAGAAATGGCTGCGGCACTAAAGCCAATTACAAATAAGGCTCGTGGGTTTATGCCATCTAATAGTCAGATGTTATCTGGATGGACTTCTGCTAGTTCATCGGCTGAGACAACCAACTATCGTCATTTTCCTAAGTACGATCAAACAGAAGCGAAGCGTGGAGTTAAATACTCAACAAGCCCATCTAAGCCAAATAAGCGAGGCTTTGTTTCCTTGGCGCGTATAATGAACACTTCTGCTGGTGGAGCAATCTACGAAACAGCAGGGCGTAAAAATCCTAGCGGTCAACCTTCTCAGGCTTCGACACGCGGTAAGTTCACCGATTACATTGACACTTCAAACAAGGTTAATAAATCACTTAACCCTAATGCTGGCAAGCAATTTATTAGCCGCGCCAATTCGCTTGGTAGTTTGGTCAATGCTCGACCAAGACAGCAAGGACAGGCTGGCAGGGTAACGCGCAAGATGACTGGGCGTGTAATCTTTAGAGCCTTTGCAGAGGATCAAGGCAGAGTAACTGCCGCAGTAGTTAAAGCCATTGGCAATTCTGCTATTGAGTTTAAGGCTAGGACTGGTGGCGTGTAATGGCTGATTTAAGAATAGATATTGCTTCGGTATTTTCTGGTAAAAAAGCATTTACCGATGCAGCCAAGCAAACATTAAGCCTTAATTCTCAGGTTAAAACTCTCGCTAAATCTTATTTAGGTTTATTTACTATCCAGCGTTTAGGTCGATCTGCCTATAATGCTACTAAGGCATTTGCTGAGGATGATAAAGCAGCCAGAGTCTTAACACGATCTTTAAGCAATTTAGGTTTAGCCTTTGCTGATCCAGCAGTTAAGACTTTTATTTCTGATCTTGAAAAGCAATTTGGTGTCCTTGATGATCAGTTGCGACCAGCCTTTCAGCGTTTATTAACTACAACTGGCGATGTCGCTAAATCTCAATCTTTACTTAAAACAGCACTTGATCTTTCAGCAGCAAGCGGCGTTGATGTCGTTACTGTTTCGGGCGATCTATCTAAAGGTTATGTTGGGCAGACTCGCGCACTTGCTAAATACGGTTTAGGATTAACTCAAGCACAACTCAAAGCGATGTCCTTTGAGGAAATACAGACACGCATAAATGAACTGTTTAGCGGTCAGGCTCAAAACTCTGTAGATACTTACGCTGGCGCTTTCGCTAGATTAACCGTTGCTGCCGCAAATGCTCAGGAAACTATTGGTAAAGGTTTAGTCGATGCTTTATCTATCTTAGGCGGTGGCGGTCAGGGTGGGCTAGATAACATCATTAAGAAAATAGATTCTGCCTCTAATGCAATCGCTTCATTTGCTAGAGGAACTGCTACAGCATTTAAGGTATTAGACACAGTACTCAACTTGCAATTTACTCGCATCCCAGGCATCTTTGCTAAACCTGCTCCAAAGGCAACCATTACTCCAGCCATTGCAGCAGAACTTAAAAAGGCAGCAGCAGAAAAGGCATCCTTAAAGCGTTCTAAAGAACAGACAGTTGCAATTAGTAAGCAGACTAAAGCGATCAAAGAACAAACAGCGCTACAAAAGGCTGGAACTTTATTTGATGTTGAGCAGACTGCAATCGTGGCTGCACTTAAAGGCAAGATCAGCGAGGATGAGCGCAAGCGTTTAGAACTGCAACTAGCACTTCTGACTGGCAACACAACTGAGGCTTCAAAACTTGCTGGCGAAATTGGCAAGGCTCAAGGATTAAGTGCAGGACTCATTGAATATCTAAAGAACTTGCCAGACGCTAAGAATCCCTTTGCTGGCTGGGCTGCTTATTTAGATGCTATTGAGGCACAGGTCAAGAGAATTGCAACAGGCGGCACAGGTGGCGGCGGTGGCGGAGTCACTTCAAACTTTGGCAATATCGGGCTAGGCGATATGAGCGATTTCATTCCTGCAAATCCTGGTAAGACAGCATTCTCGCCTGGCGCAAACGCTGGATCGCCTGTCTCGGTTGTCGTAATGCTCGATGGTCAAGAACTAACTAACGCCATAACCAAGACTCAGACTAATAACTCACTATCTGGAGATCGCATCTCGGTCAATCGTAGAACTGGCACATTTGCCACACCATGACCTTACCTGCCCAGATATCCGTATCCTTCGACTTTACTAGCGGAGCAACCTTTGGCTTCCCTTTTACTATCGGCGATCCTAAGTACGGTGTATTAGGCACAGGAACTTTGGCATCTACAACTACTCCAGAGCCAACAGTTGATCTAACTCCAGATGTTTATTCAATCAGCATCCGTCGCGGTCGCAATATCATGCGCGATACCTACGAGGCTGGCACAGCAACAGTTCGAGTTCTTGATCCTTTAAGTTACTTTAACCCGCAAAACACTTCTAGCCCTTACTTTGGCTTCCTGACTCCGCTTCGCAAACTGCGTGTATCGGCAACGGTTGGCGGAGTAGGTTACTTCCTGTTCTCTGGCTATACGATCGAGTACAAGTACACCTATCCTCAAGGACAGGAAACAGGCTACGTTGACATTATCTGCACAGATGCCTTCAGACTTATGCAACAGGCAACCGTTACAACGGTGGCAAGCGCTACTGCTGGACAAGATACTGGCACTCGCATAGGCAAGATTCTAGATCAGGTGTCATTTCCTACCTCGATGCGCACGATCGACACAGGCAATACGCTTTGCCAAGCCGATCCAGCGACTTCTCGCACAGCCCTTGATGCTCTAAAAAACGCAGAGTTTTCGGAGCAAGGCGCGTTCTACATCAACCACGAAGGCACAGCAGTATTTATCAACCGAACCAACGTCATTAAGAAGGCTGGCGATACTCCAATCGAGTTCAATCAGACTACTGGCATCCCTTACACAAACCTGCGTTATGCCTTCGATGACAAATTAATCATCAACAGCGCTGGAATGACAATCGTCGGTGGCACTCAACAAGTGTCAGAGAACGCAGCCTCGATCGCCAAGTACTTCTCACATCAACTTAATGAGTCAAACCTAGTAGCCCAGACCAATGCCGATGCCTTAAACATCGCTCAAATCTATGTGGCAACTAGAGCAGAGACCACAATCCGCATTGATGCAATGACTGTGGATTTGCTCGATCCAGCAGTACCAACAGCAACAATGCTGGAATTGGATTACTTCTCCAACCTCAAAATTACTAACGTGCAGCCAGATGGTTCAACGATAGTTAAGACTCTACAATGTCAGGGGCTCGACTGGAATATAACGCCTAATTCTATGAAAGCAACTGTCACAACACTTGAGCCTATAGTAGAAGGATTCATAATAGGATCGTCTCTATCAGGTATAATCGGCACTAACATAATGGCGTACTAGGAGATATAAGATGGCAACAGGCTTTCCAGCAGCAACAGGCGATGTCCTAAGCGCGGCAATGTTTAACGGGCTAGTGGCATTCACACTTAATGCCCAGACAGGCACGACCTACACGACAGTCCTCAATGACTCTTACCAGACTTTAATCACACAGAGCAACGCCTCAGCCAATGCGATCAAGATACCTACTAACGCTTCTGTAGCCCATCCAATCGGCACAGTTATTACAGTCCTCAACATTGGCGCTGGTCTTTGCACTATCTCAGCAGTCACCTCAGGCACAACTACAATCCTTTCAGCAGGTGCAGTTGCGGCTGCTCCTACCCTTGCTCAATACAAGTCAGCAGCCTGTATCAAGACTGGCACAGATAATTGGTACGTCGTAGGTGCAATCGCCTAATGCTAAACAATATCGCCGCTATAACTAACAGCGGAGCGCCGCCCGCTGTGGGCGATTACGAGTCCATTCAGACTTATACGCTTACAAGTAATCAAACCACGATTACCTTCAGCAGCATCCCTAGTACTTACAAGCATTTGCAACTTCGTATTCTTGCCAGAAGCAATAAGGCTGGTCAGGCTTATGACTATTTAAGATTAAGAATTAACGGTGCTACTGGGTCAAGTTACTCACGCCACGCATTATTGGGTAACGGATCGGCTGCATCGGCTAACGCAACTGCAAACGATACTTTAATTGGTATGGGTGAAATCCCAGCGGCTACCGCTTCATCTAATATCTTTGGCGGCTCAGTTATTGACTTACTAGATTACAAAGACACCAACAAGAATCGCACAGTTAGAGGATTAATTGGTGAGGATAAGAACGGTTCAGGAAGTATCTACTTAGCGTCTGGCGCTTATTACTCAACTACTGCTGTTACTTCTCTTAGCCTGTTCTGCGGTGATGGCGGCGATTTTATTCAATACTCATCTTTCGCTCTGTATGGGATTAACTAATGCCTAAAACTTATGAACCGATAGCAACTTACACAGTAAGCGGATCAAGTACTGACACCGTAACCTTTAGCAGCATTTCTGGAACTTACACAGACATAATTGTAGTAATTAACGCCGCTATCGCAGAAGGCAACTGCCTTATGCGTGTAAACAATGACAGTTCAACCATTTATTCTAGAACTCAGATGAGCGGCAACGGAACAGTTGCAAACAGCGGTAGAACAACAAGTGACACTGCTTGGTTCCCTGTTATGGGAACTACTGACTTTACTTCTATAACAACAGTTCAACTTATGAATTACTCAAATACAACAACAAACAAAACAGCCTTACAAAGAGGCAATAACGCAAGTTCCTTGACTCAGGCTTCTGCTTGGCTATGCAGAACAACCTCAGCGATTAACCGTATTGATTTTATTAGATCAAGCACTAATAATTTTGTTTCAGGCTCAACCTTTACCCTATACGGAATTAAGGCGGCATAATGGCTAATACATATATCCAAATTGGCAGCACCGTAACCGTTGGCGTATTGGGTGCTGCATCTATTGACTTTACATCTATTCCTAGTACTTACACTGATTTAGTCTTAAAGATTTCTGCCCGATCAAATTATGTAGGAGTCGTAGAAACAACCAACTTACAAATTAACGGTGTTACGACTATGACTTATCCTGCTCGTTACTTGCAGGGCGATGGCGCAGCCGCTTCGTCTGCCACAGCAAACGTGTTGGCTTCTTTCCCTATGGGCGTAGTCAGCGGCAATACTGCAACAGCAAGCACTTTCGGTTCAGTAGATATTTACATCCCAAATTACACCGATACTGGCGCGCAACAAAGCCTTAGCGCAGACTCCGTATCAGAGAATAACGCGAGCACTTCTTATGCTCGCTCAACCGCTGGCTTATGGCAGAACAACGCGGCTATTACTAGCATCTCCATAATTCCTTATCTTGGAACTTTATGGCAGCAGTACACAACAGCAACGCTTTACGGCATATCCAAATCATAAGGAGATAAAATGGCAGACACAAAGATCATCGTTAATTGCGAGACAGGCGAAGTTACAGAATTGGAACTTACAGCCGAGGAAGTCAAGCAACGCGAAGCAGATGCTATTGCTTATGCAAAGGCTAAAGCCGATGAGGAGCAAGCAGCGGCAGAAAAGGCTGAGGCTAAGGCTGCTATTGCAGAGCGCTTAGGGCTATCAGATGCAGAATTGGCTTTGCTGCTGGGATGAAACCTTGGTTATGCAAAGCAGGTCAGCAATTAAGAGAGCAGTTCGATGACTCGTTCCCAGACCGCGATCGTACTTCCGATGGCTGGATCGCCGATGCCCGTCATCGTGCAGCAGGTACTAGCGACCACATACCTTGTGAACAGACTGGGATTGTTAGAGCGTGCGATTTCGATCGAGATGTATCTGGTAAAGCAAAGCCAGACCTCATGCCCGATATTGCTGATCAACTTCGCAAACTCGCCAAGACAGACAAGCGCATTGCCTACATCATATTCAACGGCAGAATTGCATCGTCTCGCATGGGCTGGCGCTGGAGAAAATATACGGGAAGCAACCCGCACAACCATCATTGCCATGTATCTTTCACTCGTAAGGGTGACCAAGATGGTTCGTTCTTTCAAGTCCCGTTACTAGGAGCAGATAAATGAATATGAAAAGTCCAGTAGTTCTGACTGTAGGCGCGTTCCTCTCAGCATGGGCTGCGTCTAACTTTGCAGCCGATTACCGCTCGATCCTCTGGGCTGTGCTTGCTGGTGTCTTTGGATATGCGACCCCTAAAAAATGACACCGACGGATTACCTGAATCTTTATATTGCCACGCTTGCGATAGTAGGTGGCTTGGCTGGCTATGTCATCACTCATTTGCTGTCGGAGATCAAAAGACTTAATGCGCGTGTTGATGAGATATATAACATCCTTCTAGAGCGATAATTTTCCTATGGCGCGCAAAAGAGTTATAGACCTTGAGGATTACTCAATGCTAGAGACTTACTGCATTGGGTTAAACGAGTACTGGAAAAGCCTAAAGAAGGCTGGCTTTGCAGATGATGTTGCATTATGTCTGCTGCTAGAACCTTTGACTTACCCTGCAACGATCTTGCCAACACCTAACTGGCTGCCACAACTTCCCGACCGCATCCCCTATGACGATGACGATGAGGATTAATAATGAAAAGAACTGTAATCGTTCCCGATTTACAAGTTCCATATCACGATGAAGTAGCAGTAAGAAATGTTGCATCTTTTATTAAGGCATACCGCCCAGATAGCGTCATTACTCTGGGAGATGAAATTGACCTACCACAAATCAGCAGATGGTCAGACGGAACACCAGGTTGGTACGAACAAACCCTTGCCGATGACCGAGACCAAGCGGTAGAAGTTCTCTGGTCGCTAGTAGAGCATTCTAAAGAAGCACACATGATCCGTTCTAACCATACGGACAGGCTTTACAACGTCATAATGAAAAAGATTCCAGCGTTCCTAGCGTTGCCTGAACTACGCTTTGAGAAATTCCTTAAACTCGATGAACTTGGCATCACTTACCATAAGAAGCCTTACGCCTTCCAGAAGGGCTGGGTAGCAGTCCATGGTGATGAGCAGGGCATTAACCCTAATGCGGGTCTCACAGCCCTTGGAGCGGCTCGTAGGCACGGTTTAAGCGTTATCTGTGGACATACTCACAGAGCGGGTCAATCAGCCTTTACAGAGGCATCTGGGGGCAAAATAGGGCGCATTTTGCGTGGCGTGGAAGGTGGACATCTTATGGATGTTCGCAAGGCTGGCTACACAAAAGGCACAATGAACTGGCAGCAAGCATTTGTCTTAGTTGAGGACACGCAAGTAACGCTGATTAACCTTGAGAAGGATGGCACTTTCGTGGTCAATGGAAGGCGTTATGGCAGGGCTCGATGACTTCCCTGACATCAACCGCACAATAGATGATCAGGTTGATGAGGCAGAATTGTTACCAAACCGTTATCAAAAAAGAGTCAAAATATCCCACAACGGGCTGATTTAGCCCTAGTCTTATCCCTATGGAAGCGAGAAGGGCTCGCGGAAATGAAGGGTACAAAATGAAACTCTACGCAACAGATCAAAAAGTAAGCATTCAATGGTTCGTATGGGCTGGCAATGAAAAGATCCGTCGCAACGCTTCAATGCGTGGCGCTTGGGATGGTTGGGATGCAGTTTGTTCTTGCGGATGGACAACAGGTAACAGCCGCACAGTTTATTCTTACACTTTAGACGAAGTTAATACCCACAAGCACGCAGCGCATAACTACTCATATAGCGCGGTGGCATAATGACACCAGCAGAAATTATCGTTTTAGCACTTTGCTTTGGGATGTTCTTTATTGGCTACAAAATAGGACACAGAGACGGTTACATCGTCGGTCGCAAAGCAGTACGAAAGCACTATGACAGCATCGAGAAGGTGCGAGTATGAAGCATGGTGAAATCCTACAAAGTGCATCAGACTTATATCGTGAGCGAGGGCTGCATTACGGTCATCCGTCTGACAATATGGCACGAGCAGCAAGGCTCATCAGCGCCTATCTTGAAATGCCAGTTGAGGATTATCAAGTTGCAGTCATACTTGCGCTCGTCAAGATCGGGCGCTCCATCGAGGACAGCCAACAGGTTGACACTTGGATCGATGCCTGTAGTTATCTCGCCATTAGTGGCGCTTTAAGCACAGAAGGGAATGAACTTTATGTTTAACTTAGAGGATTATGAAACAGTAGAGGAACGCCTAGTTAAGTTTTGGAAGGATCACCCTGATGGCAGAATTGACACTACTTTGGTTGAGTCAACGTTGCAGCGATTTATTATTAAGGCTTCTGTTTTTAGAACTGAAGTGGATGCACAGGCTTGGACAACTGGCTATGCAGAGGAGACTGTCAGTACGCGAGGAGTTAATTCTACATCGGCGCTTGAGAACTGCGAAACGAGTGCGATTGGTCGTGCATTGGCTAACGCAGGTTATGTTACGAAAGGCAAACGCCCTAGCCGCGAGGAGATGTCTAAAGTCAAAGCGGCTGAACCAAAGCCTTTCGCAGAGGATGATCCTTGGACTGTAAAGGCTGTTCAACCTGCGCCTAGCGCTGCCGATGCAGTTGCATTAGTTCAGGAAGTCTTAGGCGCGACAAAGATAGACAAAGACATTCCAGAATGTAAGCATGGTCAACGCATTTGGAGAACTGGCAACAAGAATGGAAAACCTTGGGCTAATATGAGTTGCTCAGTACAGCCACAACGTCAGCAAACTTGGGCAGATGTAGATAAGTGCGATCCAATCTGGTATGTCATAGATAATAACGGCGCTTGGAAGCCACAGGTGGCACGATGAGCGGATTGCAGTTTATGAATCAAGACGGTGAGTGGGAAAAGTTTCCAACCGATGATGTTTTATATGAGAAGGCGCGCCATCGAGAAGCGCTCGCTGCGTTGCAAGTTAGGATAATCTGTCATCTATGCAACGAGCCATGTCCTACAACCGAGTTAGCCTTCTGGGTAGAAGGTCAATCACTAACTTGGTCTTGCAAGAAATGTCGCGCAGTCAATGAGTCAAAGCCGCAAACATAGAGGCTTTCGCACAGAGCGCGTAGTAGCAGATTACTTACGGCGCACTTGGGAAGGCGCTGTGGTAGGTCGAGGCAATGGTCGCGATATCCTCAATGTCCCGTTCGACTGCGAGGTTAAAGCGAGAACAGGTCTCGATGTTTCGGGAACACTCCGCCAGATCAAAGCCAGAACAGATGAAAGCGGGTTATTGGGGTTTGCTTGCTTTCGTCTAAATGGTCAAGGTGAAAAGCCTGAGGAATATGTAGCAATGCTACGCCTTGGTGATCTGGTGGAGTTACTCGTTGCTGCTGGCTATGACAAGCGCAAAGATGTGGTTCAAGACAAAGACATTAAACGGTGTCAGCAATGCGGAGAATGGACAATAAATGATCCCTGTAATTGGTGCGAGGCTCAGTAATGGTGATTAGAACTGGAAAGAATACTGACGGTTATCCAAAGAATGATGATCTTTATACTCCACCTTGGGTCTTTGAGACGCTTGGCATTAACTTTGATCTAGATGTAGCCGCACCCATAGAGCATAAGGATCACGTTCCAGCAGCAAATCGGCTAACGGTGTTGGATGATGGCTTGGCTCAGGAATGGACTGGGAAGGTGTGGTGTAATCCGCCATTTTCGTCTCCTAAGCCTTGGGTAAATAAGTTTATAGCGCATGGTAATGGCATCTTGCTTGCTCCAATAGGCAGTAATGGTCATTGGGTTACTGAGTTATTTGATTCATCTGCGAATGTAAGACTGCTTAATCCAACGATGAAGTTCGTTGATCAGGAAGGCAATTTGAGACCTGTTATGTGGAGAATTGCACTATGGGCTATGGGCGATGAATGTGTCAAAGCATTGGCTAACTTTGGCAAGGTGCGTTAATGCCTATCTATGAGTTTGAATGTACTAATGATTTATGTGAAGCCAATCTTAGGTATGAGAAGGAGTTAAAAATAAATGAACCTCACGATGTTGAATGCGGGTTCTGCCACGAACCAATGCGCAAGATTTACTCATCCTTTGGCATCCAGTTTAAGGGCTCTGGATTCTATTCTACAGATTCTAAATGAGACACGCCGCTCTGAGCAGGACTTATGTTAATGAAATTGACAGCGCTGGTACACTTCTTTGCTAGAAGCCCTCAAGGCTTCAGAGCGCGCCTGAAAGGCTTAGCGCGCTCGGTAGCAATCGTTATTGGGATATCTCTATCTATTGCTCAAGCAAGTAGTAGTGAGGCTTCAATAGTGCCATTAAAAGCATTGGCAGATTATCAACTAACTGATAAGCAATATAAATGCCATAACGAGATAATCTATCGTGAGAGCAGATGGCAGATAAATGCAGTAGGCAATAAGTCAGGCAAGAAGCAGACTCATGGCTACTATCAAATAAAGAGTGAGCATATAAAGGGCAAGCCTTACGACTATCAGTTCTGGATG